CTATTCTCTATCGTTTTATTTGATAAGGTTAAAGTTGCATTAGTGCCTGAAGACGTTGGTCATATAATGATGGCACTTAAACTCTATCGTTGCACCAAAAGATATAAGGCGGATAGCTACGATGATCTTGCTATCTACTGCAAAATGACTAAGAATCTAAGGAATAAAAACAGTATTGCCAAAAAGGATAAGTAGTGCTAAAGTTCATACGTAATAAGAACTGTGAATGTTCTTTTGTTTATACAGAAGAATTTGATAGTGCAGAAATTGCATCAGATCCAGCTGCCAAAGGTGTAGTGATTGATGTTAAGATTTCCAGTATTAAAACAGTTTTTACAACGATTAAACAGAAGGAGCAATTAGTTGGAACAACTAAAAGTTCGTCTGCAAAAATTGAGAGATCTGCAAGAAAAGAAGTATCGCAAGGCTCTTGATTATCAGTATAAATACCAAAAGTATTTGTACGATTCAAAGAAGTTAATCTTTGAAATAGAGCAGACAAAAGAAAAGATAATGGCTTAAACTATTATCGTTTTAAAAAAACAACAATAGGTTGTTAAACAACCAAGGGGAGATCTATGACACCAAAAGAATTTAAACAACAAATAAAACTTAGGTATGGTTTTAATAGTTTTTCAAATCTAAATGATAAAGAAAAAAAATTATATCGTACTGGTTTTAAAACTGGTTACAAACTAGCAAGAGAATATTTTAGAACTTACATTAGGCACAAACAAACAATCGTTAAAGAAGTTATTAAGTATGTAACCATCAATGATGTTGTGGTTCCTGAGAACGTAAAAGAAATATTATGTATTGTTGCCAATCAACTGGGTGTTAATGTTAATGATGTTATTGCTAAGACTAGAATACAATCAGCTGTGATTGCACGATCCATATTAATTAATGTGCTTAGAGATAAGTACGCAATGCCTTTTACAAAGATTGGAGTTATCCTTGGTAACAGAGATCATACCACTATGATCCACCATGTTAGAATGAAAATGAATAAGGAACATTTCTGGAAACCTGATCACATTATTTGGAATAGATATAAGTACGTGATGGATCAAGTAAAGTAATTACTTTTTAAATCCTGATAACAAACTCTTATAAGATTTTTTAGATATAGTAGATTCAGATTTAGATCTTGATGTACCAGCTTCCTTACGTTTGTTTATATTATAATACAAACCTTTGCGAGCCATCTTACCTTCTTTAGTTTTGTGATAATTAGATTCCATATTACATTGATAGCAAAGATTTAAATCCTTTAACCATTTTATCTTTATGTTTCTTACCTCTCATTAAAGAACCATTAGGCATCTTATGATAACCTTCTTTTGATTCATGTTTTTTTGTATGTTTGTGTTTCATTATTTAGCCATTAGTGATTTGCCTTTTTTCTTTACACCCATAATAGTACCTTTATTTTCCGATGCGTAGAATACAGTCTTACCTTTTTCGTTACCATATTCTTTTTGCATTGCTGCTAAAATCTTTTTACCTTTTTTATTCAGTGGCATATTTGTGCTTACATTTTTGTTTTTTTAAGTACTCAATGTACATGTTCATACGCTTATCATTTTCTGTATTGATGACAACCTTTTGTTTTTCTGTTGTTCTTACATTATTAAAGTAAATATCATAGCAACTATGATCAAGGCTATGGCAAAAGTTAAGTTTCTCTGCATTTATAACCCATCCACCTTCATTGCTCATGTGTTCTTTGCCACAGATATGGCAGTTACCACAGCTCTTTAATATTTCTTTTCTCTTACCCATTTTTTATTTTCTAAAAAAATCATTTGTACAAAATTGTCGCACTCAACCAGCATACACCCTAAAACTTTTGTCGTCTAGTCTTCAATAAAATAAATTAAAAAAAATATTCCTAATAAAATATCGTTTGACTTAATATAACCGATATGGTACACTACCTAAATAATAAAAAAACAACAAAAGGAAAAACATGAAACAAATGAGAGAAACATCTGATAAGGAAAACTTAGTTAAGTCTTATGATAACTTAGCTAACTCTATCTTACCAGATACTTTACCTTACATCACTTATGATGAGGCAAGAAAAGCATCAAGACTATTGGCTAGAAAGTTTGGCAATAAAAAAGATGCAGCTCCATCAAGATATGGAAACTATCCAATTAATCTTCACATAAGAAAATGTTGGGTTTGTTTATCTGGAGATTCTTCTTTATTAAGCAGAGGTTGGAGAAGATTGATCCATGACTTAGCACACAGGCTCTTTAAATATAGGAGTCCAAGTCTTCCTGATCATTGTGCTTTGCAAGCAGAGTTTGAGGGACAAGTTATAAGATATGTTCTTCAATCTGGATGGTTAGATGGAAAGTTAAAACAGAAACCAAAAGCAAAAATATCTTCTGATCAAAAGAAAGAAATGAAGATTACAAAACTTAGAATGGCTGTTTTAAAATGGGAAAGAAAAATAAAACTAGCAAATACTTTTCTTAAGAAATATAAATCTAAATTAAGAAGAGCCACTAACTAAACTTAAAACTTTGTACCCCTCAAAATTGGGGGGTACTAAGTATCGTACCCACCTTTAAAAACTCATATACGTTTAAATTTGAAAGACTTTTTTTACTGATTAACTCTTTTTATTTCTGGCGGCAAAGTTTCTTGCAGCTTCTTTAGATCCAAAACCCCAAGCCTTCAATGCTAGCTTTAATCTTGTAGGCTCACCACTCTTGCTAAGTAAAGATCCTTTCATACCACCAAACCTTGCAGCAAAAGAAACTCGTCTTGGATTAGTGCCTGTCTTTACAGGAGCTTTAAGATTAGATCCTTCAGTACGATTAAAGTATTTTCTACCAGCTTCGTTTAATCCACCGCTTGGATTTTGATACATTTTTTTAACCATTATAATTTCTCTCTAAAAGGATTGTAGTCATCCTCATTTATCTTAAAGCATTTACACTGTTTTAGTAAAGCACAAAATCCTTTTCTTAACCAAAAAATACATTTGACATTTAACATAAACTATATTCTCCCCTGACCAACATATTCTTTATATGTTTTGTTTTTATTAACACGCTTTGTATGTCTGCCTTTTCTTTTTTTAGGTGGCTTTCTAATATGTTTGTTCTCAAGATTTTTTTTTGCCATTCTTTTTCTTTATTTTAATTTTAACATTGCTACCTTGCTGAGATAGTAAAGATACTTTCTTGCTGTATGCTTGAGAAAACATTGTGCCTATATCGTTAGACATTATTCTTTAGATTTGTTTGCCATTGTTCTAGCAATAGATTCACCTGATCTACCAACTACATATCCGCCAAGACCAATCTGTAATAATGTCCAGACATCGCCTGGTAATTCAAATGTTATAATTGATCCTGTAAATATTTTAATTACTGGACCCAAAATATAATTCCATACTAGAATAAATATAAGTACATACATTAGTAGTGGTCGCCAACTTGCTGTAAACCATCCAGCTTTAGCTTCAGCTTCTACGATAGATGCTGCTGCTTTTAATTCTTCTGTGCTTGACTGTAATAACTGTTGATTAAGTTGTGCTTTTAATTTCTCTTGTAAATCTCTATCTGGAACTGCTTTCTCTATGGTAGAGAATAGTATCTTAGCAAGTGGAGCTATTGCTCCTAACATGGGTAACATTTATATTTCACACTTTCTGACTAGGTTAGCCAACTCTTCGCATCTGCTTGGTGTTTGTCTATACCATGCTGAGTTCATCATCTCTGCAGCAGCTCGTGTATAATCAAATTCGTTTAAGGCTGCAAACATATTCTTAAATTTAGATACACCAGTCTTTCCTAGTTGGTAAACCATCTCAATAATAACTCCTTTAACAAGCATAGGTAATGGTGATGTACCTACTAATTCTTCCATACCCTGTTTAGCTTTATTAAAATCTTTATCAAACAATCTTTCTAATATATCTTTGTCATAGATAATACCTTCTTCAAAATTATCGTCTTCAGTAAGTAGATGACCATAGCCTATTGTTTGCTTGCCA